TAAGCGAATGTATTCGTACCTCTCAAGGGCAGGCGAGTATTACGACCCTAACAGTACCACCGAATGCGGGACTATCTCCTATCTATTATGGGGAGGCAAAGCGGGCCTCCGTTGGGCGAAGTCTAAACTTACAGAGCTTGAGTTGCTGTCGGCGGTAGAGATGGAGTTAGCACTCGAGTACCTGGAGGAGCGGTTGAGTAAGGAACAAAGCGAGTAAATCGTTATATAACAAATCCCTCGAAGATGACACTAAAAGAACGTATCTCCGAAATCTTTGACAAGTACAGCGTAGAGTTGTCGCTCGAAGAGAATGCGGAGGTAAAATTTGCAGTAGCCACGCTAGACAGCGGGCAAGAAATCCAAACCGAGGCGGACTCTTTCGCGGTCGGTGCTTCTGTTTTCGTAGTAAATGACGAAGGCGAACAAATCCCTCTCCCCGATGGTGAGTATACTTTAGCGGACGGCTCTATGTTGGTCGTTGCTGAGGGTGCAGTTACCGAAGTAAAGGAGGCAGCCGAAGAGCCAGCCGTTGAAGCGGAAGAGGAAAAGGAAGAAGAGATGTCTGAAGAGCCTAAAGAGGTCGAAGCATCTTCTGAGGTATTAACACGCGAAGCGGTGGCCGGTATGATTGCCGAAGCTATCGAAGCAACAAAGGCGGAGTTCTCTTCACAAATCGAAGAGCGAGACGCAAAGATTACGGAGTTGAGTAAGCAGGCTACTAAGAGCCTCTCACGCGCTCCAAAGATGGAGGCACCAGTTTCCGTCGATTTGAAAAGTTTATCAATCCAGGAGCGCGTTGCCGCGATCCACAACCAATTCTCTAAATAATGGCTAACGCTACAGTTGGAGTCGGCACTTACGCCGGCGAAGCGGCACGTCCTTACGTAGCCGCCGCGATTTTGTCTGCTGACAGTATCGCAAATAATTACGTCTCTGTATTGGAGAACGTACATTCTAAAGCGGTTCTCCGCAAGTTCTCCGGCGCGGCAATCTCTGCCGCTACTTGTGAATTTACTACTCCGGCTACGGGGCAGCTCGCATTAGGTGAAGCGATTCTCGAAGCGACTGCGCTTCAAGTGAACGAACAGGTTTGTAACAAAGACCTTCGCGCCACTTGGGAATCGGCGCAAATGCGCGGACAATCTTCGAACGCTCCTGCGGACTTCACTTCTTTTGCTGCTCAATACGTAGCGGCGAAGGTTGCTGAAAACGTAGAAGTTAACTTATGGGGCGGTAACTACGACCCTGATGACGGCACTTTGACTGGTGGAGGCGAACTCGGCACTTCATTCGACGGTATCTGCCACCACATTGTAGATGCAACTCCCGGATACGAAAAGTTAGCCGCAGGCGCTTTCACCGCTGACGCTGACGCTACTACGGGTATCTTGACAAAGCTCGATGATATTGTAGCGAACGCACCATCAGTTGTACAAGCTGACCCCGGCACAGTTCTCTACATGAGCCGTAAGTCCTTGTTCTTGTTACAGCGCGCTATGGCGGGTATCGGAATCTTTAGCGGTGATGCTACTGCCGGAATCGGCGGTGCTGGTTATTCACCTGAATTTGTCGGAGCGGCCCGCCCGACTACTTTCTTAGGCTTCCCCGTAGTTGCTCCCGCAGGAATGGCGAACGATACAATTATCATGTGCAACCCTAATCAGTTGTACTTCGGTACTGACTTGCTCACCGACCACATCCAAGCGTCTATCTTGGATTTAACAAGTGTAACTGGTGACGACGTGACGCGCGTAATTATGAAGTTTAGCGGCGGTACGCAAATCGTAGACGCCGGCTCTATCGCGGTCTCTCGCCGTTCATCCTAATTGAATCGGGGAGGGGCCTTAAATCCCTCCCCACAATTCCTCTAACTCATGGCTTGTAGTATTACAGTTTCAGGGCGTTCCTTCCCCTGTAAAGACAAAATCGGAGGAATCAAGCGCGTGTGGGTGAAAGCCTTCGATGCGGCGGATTGGGGAACGGTTGCAAACGGCGCTATTTCTGACGCTGCATCTGCGATTACCGTATTTGGATTTGAACTCACCAAGAACAGCGGTTCATTTCAGCAGACCGTGACGGCCTCAGTTGAGAACGGAACGGTATTCTTTTCGCAGGTGGTAGAGTTGACCTTGCCTAATTTAGTAGCTGCCGATTCGGAAGAGCTGTACGACCTTCTAAAAAGCCGTCTTTGCGTTATCGTTCAAGACAATAACGACAACTACCTGATCATGGGGCACACCACCGGAGCGGAAGCCACCGGGGGAACCTTCGGAACGGGGACCGCGAAGGGCGACTTGAACGGCTATCAAATCCAACTGACAGCAGAAGAGGCCATACCAGCCCCTCACCTTACTACCCTAACAGGCGGAAACGTGACATTCACGGCTGGAAGCTGATTTCATTTTTGTTTGGTTCAAAGGTTACAGGACGGGGGAGGGCATTAGTCCTCCCTTTTCTTTTTTAATATGATTACACTCACACCCAACAGCTCGGAAGAACAGTTCATTTACCTCACGCTTCAAGAGGCTAAAAAGGACTTCGACGCGTTTACTCATTACCTCGTTATCTTTACGAGCATGGCAAGCCTGGACACTTACGCGATGGTTGGGAATGTCGATGCAGATAACGCACGATATACTAAGCTCTCCGTACTAACTAACCAGCCGCTCGGGGCTTCGGGGCGGGTTCTTCTTACTGATTCGGGGCAGTATACGTACGACGTGTACGGGCAAAACTCAAGCACCAACTTAAGCCCTACGGATGCAAGCATTGAGGGTTTAATTGAACGCGGCACGCTTACGGTAACCGGAGAAACGGGATACACGATACCGAGCATAACCATTCCCGATAACGTAATATATTACCAGTAATGGAAATTCTACAACTCAGCAAATACGAGGAGCGTAGTTATCGCGAAACGCCCAACCGCGAGGGCTTTGTTAATTATGGGGACGATAACCTTTTCCCTCAATACCTCGTTGACCTCTACCACTCCTCCGCCACTCACAACGCTTTGGTTACTTCCATTGCGATGATGATATACGGCGAAGGCTTCGACGCTTCAGACCTAGAAGGCCGAATCGCTTTCGATCAATGGAATCTAAATAACGAACTGCGAAAGGCGTGTCTAGACTTTAAGATACAGGGCGGCTTCGCTCTCGAAATCAACTGGAGCCTCGACCGCACTACGATTGCGAACGTCTCACACCTACCTTTCGAGAACGTCCGTAGCGGCTTCGTAAATGAAGAGGAGAAAGTCGAATACTATTACTACTCTAAGGACTGGACCGATAAGCGACAAGAGCCGGAAGAGATTTGTTGTTTTGACGTAGAGAAGAAGATCGACCACCCTACACAGATTATGTACGTGAAGCCGTTCTCTCCAGGTTCATTCTATTACCCTAAGCCCGACTATATCGGTTCAATTAACTATATCGAACTCGACAAAGAGATTTCGATTTACCACATTAACAATATGCAGAACGGCATGAGCCCCTCGTTCTCCATTCACTTTAAAAACGGTATACCTCCGCAGGAAGAAAGAAACCGCATCCGGATGGATATAGAGAGGCAGTTGAGCGGAGCAGGCAACGCGGGCAAGTTCATCGTTACTTACTCCGACGATCCCGATAGAAAGCCGGATTTCGAGCCGTTCCAATTATCGGACGCGCATAACCAATACCAATTCCTTAGCGAGGAGGTCACCGCTAAGATTATGATAGGCCACCGCGTTACGTCTCCGCAGATGTTTGGGGTTGCTGTGCCGGGCAAGTTGGGCGGCGGGGGAGAGCTTGCAGAGGCCTCAGAACTCTTCGAAGAGAATGTGGTTGGCGGCTATCGCGATGTAATTATTAGCAGCGTTAAGACACTCCTAAATGCCTCCGGTATTTCACCGCAAGTTATACCTATTGGAAGCGCAGTAGAGGAAGCAAATGTAGAGCAGTCGTATACAGGCGTTCAGATTAGTTCGGCGGTGGACGTTATAGCCAAAGTTCAAACAAGAGAACTCACGCGCGTACAGGCTATTCAAATCCTCGTTTCTATGTTAGGCTTTGGATTGGAACAGGCGGAAGCGATGTTCGCAACCGATGTTCAGTTATCTAGCGATTTTGAAGGCCCAAAGGTGGAGGCCGCTGAATGGCTAATCGAACAAGGCGAAGAGATGGGGGACGATTGGGAACTCATTGAGGACGTAGAAGTTGATTACGACCTGGAAGAAAAGCGGGATGCGATGCTGACCTTTGCCAATGTACCAAGCTCCAAGCCGCAAGCGAAATCCGAACAAGACACGGAGATTATCAAGGTACGCTATACATACGCTCCGGACCGTTACAGCGATGACAGCCGCGAGTTCTGCAAGAAGATGGTAAACGCGAAGAGGGTGTACCGAAAAGAGGATATAATAGCCGCAGGAGACCGCGCCGTTAACCCTGGATTTGGCCCTAACGGAGCGGATACTTACTCGATTTGGCTCTACAAAGGCGGGCCTAGATGCCAGCATTTTTGGAAGAGGCAAACATACCTCCGCAAAAACAACAAGAAGATCTCTGTAAACCAAGCGAAGAAAGCCATTCGCGAGGCCGGAGTTGGCGCGAAGCGCCTCGAAGAAAACGATCGCAGAGTTGCAACACGTCCAACCGATATGCCCAACCAAGGCTTTTTAAACCCTCGATAAATGGCACTAACAGCAGAAGTCCTTTTCGTTAATCCGGACTATATCAAGCGGATTACCAATATTAACGGAAGCATCGAGGATGCTTACCTCGTGCCGTCTATCATTCTTGCACAGGACAAGTATATCCAGCTCTATTTGGGGACGGATTTACTAGAGAAGCTCAAGAGCGATATTTCCGGCTCTTCTTTATCGGGCGATTACGCTACGCTAATGGATTCGTACGTTCGCAAGGCTACTCTTTGGTGGACGATGGTGGAGCTTATCCCTTCGTTATACGTGAAGATGGATAACGGCTCGCTTGTTTTGAGGGTCTCAGAAGACACGCAAGCGATAAGCCCGGACGACTTGCACCGCGAAGTAGAAAGAGCGCGGCAGAACGCCCAATTCTACGCCTACCGCCTTTACAAATACCTCTGTAATAACCTTAGTTTGTTCCCGGAATACAATTCTAACACGGGCGCGGATATGCTACCGCAGCCAGCGGACTACTTTCAAAGCGGCATGAGCATAAGCGGAGGCACTACGTATCCTCTCCCGGTAGACCTTAAAGCCTACTTTGGATGAGAAAGAGCCGAAAGGAAAACATAACACTTCTAAAAAGGTTTCTCGATGACCTCAACCGAAATAATACTAATGATTCTCCCAAGCGCGGTCGCGATCGTGGGAGTGTGGGTAAACCTAAACCGTGAGATTGAGAAGCTCAAGGGGCGCATTATCCGCGTAGAGTCCGACAAAGACGAATTGAAGCAGATGATGAAAGAGGTAATCGAAGCGGTGCATAAGATCGAATTGATGCTTGCAAAGAAATGAGATACTTTACCTCTGACGAATTCAATTCTCCGGACGACCGCAACAGCGGAGAGATGATGGATCCCGACTTTCTCGCAATGCTGGATGAAGCGAGAGACTGCGCAGGCATTCCGTTCGTTATAACGTCAGGGTTTCGCACCGTTTCACACAATAAGAAGTTAATAAAGGAGGGTTACAACGCTTCCAGGAACTCTTCGCACCTTTTAGGTTTAGCCGCTGACATATACTGCACCGACAGCCGAAGCCGATACATCATCCTCGACGCACTTCAGGAAGTGGGATTTACGAGAATAGGAATCGCCCCTAATTTCTTGCACGTGGATTTAGACATTAACAAACCGCAGCACCGTATTTGGGTGTACTAAATGCCTCGCCCTCGCCTCACCTCTCGCCAGTTCAAAGCGCTTCAAAACCTAAAGAGTAAAGAGCGGCGAATTCTTGTAATTGGTGACCTGCATTGCCCGTTCGAGTTGGACGGTTATTTGGAGTTCTGCGTAGACACCTATGAAAGGCACCTTTGTAACCAGGTCGTTTTCATTGGGGATATAATAGACAACCACTACGCGAGCTATCACGAGACCGACCCCAACGGCATGGGCGGAGCGTATGAACTCGCACAAGCCATAGAACACGTAGAAGCGTGGTCGCAAGCATTCCCGGAGGCGGACGTTATAATCGGCAACCACGACCGTATAATTATGCGCAAGGCGTTTAGTTCATCAGTCCCCAAGGAATGGATAAAGGACTACAACGAGGTACTCGGTACTTCGTGGAATTGGGTAGAGCGTATCGAGTACGATGGAGTTCAATACGTCCACGGCGAAGGAGGCACCGCCCGCACCAAGGCAAAGAACGACTTCCAGTCTACCGTTCAAGGCCACATCCATACACAAGCCTACGTTGAGTGGATGGTAGGAAACAACTTCAAGCTCTTCGGTATGCAAGTGGGTTGTGGTATTGACCGTGACAGCTACGCGGCAGGGTACGCAAAGCACTTTAAAAAGCAGGCGATAGGGTGCGGCGTAGTCATCGGCGGGCATACCGCGTTTAATGTATTAATGGAACTATGAAGAAGAAACTCAAGGACACTAAGTTAGGCGCGTGGTTTAGAAACAAAGCGCCCAAGGCTTTCGAGGCTATCGGCGACGTAATACCAGGAGGCGACGCGATTAAAGCGATAGGCGCGTTAATAGACGCAACCACGGAAAGCGAAGAAGAGAAGAAGCAAGCGCGGCTCATGCTTGCAGAATATGAGAACGCGGATCGCGCAAGCGCAAGGGAACGAGAGGTTGAGATAGTGCGCACCCTCAAGCGGCGCGACTGGATGCAATCCTTTGTAGGGATGGCCGCCATGATTATAGGTATTGTTATGGTAGTCTGGGCGAAGTCGGGCGTTGAGGATAAAGAGATATTTTTTCACATCCTCGGATTCGCAGAAGGTACCCTCGTGGGGCAGGTGGTTAACTATTACTTCGGTTCATCTCAAAAGTAGTATATTAGCGCTTCTAGGTTTTGACCTGTTTGTTTTTTCGTTTGTACAGGGGAGGGAGGCTCAACGGGGCTTCCCTCTTTTTTTGTCCAAATAATTTTGTGGAATGGAAAGTTTTGTATAGCTTTGGCCTCAACAAACGATTTAAACAATGGAACAAATACTAGAATCAGTCCACGTTGATTTGCTCGACTCAATGACGTTAGAGGTTTACTTCTACCGCAAAGCATACGATCAACCCACGCTCGAAGGAGCATCCAAGAACAGCGAGATTAACGGCCCACGCTTTACGCCCATCACTATCGAGCGCGTCTTTCTATGCAAAGGAGGCACAAGTAAATTCGATATAAGCGAGATACACGTAAGCCGTTACCTCGATATTGACATGAAACAACTGAAGTACGACCTTCAAACCCGTATCCTATGAACCAATTGAAAGACGACGTACAAAAATTCTATGCATGGGCGCGGAAGGAGTACGAAGGCGAAGAAATAGAACGGCTAATCTTTGACGTACATTCTGCCATTACTAACCTAGAACGACATATAAACAATGAATTCAAAAGAAAAGCAATGGGCAAGACCCGTATGCGTTAAGACTAGCGTACACGTACAGCCAACGCAGAACTTTAACCAATGGCAAGAAGAACTCGGAGAAGAGGAACGCTTCCGCCGATTGATTGACAACTTCAAGGCGGATCTAATCCACGCCTATACAAACCGAAAGCGATGAATTACGACACTTTCATAGAATCAAAAAAGCGCAATTTGCGAGATGTTGGATTTCACTGTACAGAGTTGAATGAACAGCTTTTCCCGTTTCAACGCGACATAGTACACAAAGCGCTCAAGCGTGGCAAATACGCAATCTTTGCAGACTGTGGACTGGGTAAAACTTTCATGCAGTTAGAATGGGCTGCACGCGTATCGGAACACGAAAACATGCCCGTGCTGCTGCTTTGTCCGCTTGCAGTAGGAGCGCAAACCATACGCGAAGCAGAGCGTTTCGGTATTGACGCGCAAAAGTTCCCGAATGGCAAAGTGCAAGTGTTGAATTACGATCAGATAGAACACGTAGACCCGCGCAAATTTGCGGGAATTGTACTTGATGAATCGAGCATATTAAAGAATATGCAGGGCAAGATGCGGAACGCAATAATAGACAAGTTTAAAAACACCGGATACAAACTAGCTTGCACGGCTACCCCTTCTCCAAATGATCCCGTGGAACTTGGTAATCATTCTGAATTTTTGGATGTTATGAAAATGACCGAAATGAGCGCCATGTACTTTGTCCACGATGGCGGCAACACTAACAAGTGGAGGTTAAAAAAACACAGCGTAGAACACTTCTATCAATGGGTAGGCACTTGGGCCAGCGTGCTTCGCAAGCCTTCAGATATTGGACACGAAGACGAAGGGTACGATTTGCCGGATCTGAATTTTTACGAGACGACAATAGAAACCGACCAACGAAATAACGGGATGCTCTTTAATGAGGTAGCGGTAAGTGCTACTAACTTTAACCAGGAGCTACGACTTACAAAGCTGGACCGCATCGAGCAGGCCGTGAACACTGTTAACCGAAGTGAAGAGCCTTTTATTATTTGGATACGTCAAAACGAAGAAGGCGAGCTATTGCGCAAGCTGCTACCGGATGCCGTGGAGGTCAAAGGATCGGATAAAACCGAAGACAAAGAGAAGGCGTTTATGGATTTTGTAAACGGTAAGTTTAGAATCTTAATAACGAAGCCGAAAATAGCTCAGTTCGGTCTAAACTTCCAGCACTGCCAGAACCAGGTCTTTGCGGCGTTGGACTTTAGTTTTGAAGGGCTTTACCAAGCTATTAGAAGAAGCTACCGTTTCGGACAAAAGAACGAAGTGAACATATACATTATAACAACCGACACCATGCAAAACGTAATAGAGACTATAAAACGAAAACAAGACCAATTCGAAGAGATGAACAAAGCAATGACAAGCGTAATAAACGGGCAACACGCGCAAGAAGAAACTAACTATAACACCGAAGACGACGGATGCGAATGGTACGATATACGCAACGGAGACAGCGTAAAATTGATACAGTTACTCGATGATGAAAGCGTAGGGTTCAGCGTGTTTAGTCCACCTTTTGCGGACCTGTACACTTATTCCAGCTTTGCCGAGGATATGGGAAACAGTGCGAACTGGGAAGAGTTTCTCGTTCACTTTGATTTCCTGGTGAGTGAGATTTACCGCATAACGCAAAGCGGGCGAAACGTTGCAGTTCATTGCATGGATTTAATGATAAAGAAAGGTGTCGAGGGGTTTCGAGGTATGCGGGACTTTTCCGGAATGATTCGCGAGGCATTCGAGAAGCACGGGTTTATTTATCATTCTAGAGTAACAATTTGGAAAGACCCTGTGATTCAGATGCAGCGAACAAAGGCCATAGAGCTGCTGCATAAGCAAGTGAAAAAAGATAGCACTATGAGCGCGGTAGGTCTCCCGGACTACGTTCTTGTTTTTAGAAAGGACGGCGAACGAAAGAACCCTGTAACGAATACAGATCTTCCGGTTGATCTTTGGCAAAAATACGCTTCTCCTGTTTGGATGGACATAAACCAGACTAACACGCTGCAATACACAACCGCACGAGACAACCGCGATGAGAAGCATATATGTCCTTTACAGTTAGATACTATTGAGCGATTGATCCATCTATACACAAATGAAGGAGATGTAGTATTTACTCCTTTCTTGGGTATTGGATCAGAAGCTTATCAAGCTGTTAAAATGGGGCGCAAGGCTATCGGGTTTGAATTAAAGCCTAGCTACTACCATATAGCACGCCAAAACATGATGAGCATAGTAGAAAGCAAAACACAAAAAACACTTTTTTAAACCCCTAAAAACCAAACAACATGGGAACAAGTAAAGTAAAGACCATTCAACCGAATGGCACGTATGAAGGTCGTAACGGCCTAATGTACAAGTTTGAAATCGGACTAGAAGACGGAGCGAGCGGAGAGGTATCGGCGAAGACGATAGACCGCTGGAATGTCGGCGACGAAGTAGAATACGAAATAACGCCTAGCAAGTGGGGCGACCGTATGAAGCTGACGAAGCCCGGGTTTACGCCTAACCAAGGCGGGAGCCAAAGCCCGGACATACAAAAGCGTATAGATGCTAGCTGGGCAATCGGTCACGCTATCAATCAGGAGAGCGATCCGGAGAAGATTATCGAGGCGGCTGAATGGTTATTGAAGATCCGCAACACCTTAATCTCTAAGCTATGAGCAAGAGCGAAAAAATACGCGCGTATTTACGCAAGCATCCAAACGCGAAAATAGAAACCATGTCGAAATACTGCAAATGCAGTCCGGGACTTGTGTACTACGTCATAGCAGAAGATCGCAAAAAACGCAACGAAAACGACCCGCATAAGGGTATACCTACCCTAACGGTAGATAATGCAAGGAAGGCCCCTCAAAACGCGCCTGCGGGCATTGAGAACAAGCGGGTAGTAGTAAAGAAGTCGTTCCTGTGGGGCGCATTTAAATTTGAACGCTATGAATAATATTAAGCTCTTTTTGATTCGCAACTACGGATCACTCGAAAAGGCCGCCTATCATTTGGACGTAACGGGAGCGACGGTCCGCAACTGGTGCGGTACGCGCCCTCGGAATATGCTCAAGTACATTCCGGAGATAAGCCACCAAACCGGCGCGAACTACGCCGAAATCATAGAGGAAGTTATTATCTGTGAAGAAGAGGGGGCGCTTTAGCCCCCTTTTTTTCCATCTTTGAACCATGCAAAGAGAATTCAAAGGCGTATGGATACCCAAGGAAGTTTGGTTGAACAAGGAATTAAGCCTAACAGAGAAAGCCTTGCTCGCTGAAATAGATTCCTTCACTGGAGAAGGGAAGGCCTTCTACAAATCGAACGAGACTATCCAGGAGGAGTACAAAGTTTCCCGACCTACGATCTCCAAATCACTCAAGAAATTGCAGGGGATGGGGTTCATAAAGATTGAGTTCGATGGACGCAGAAGGAAAGTAACCTATCAGGCAGACCGTAAAAATTTTACGGGCAGGGGGAAAGATTCTTTCGGGCAGACCGTAAATAATTTACGTGCAGCAGGAAAGAATAGTACCTCTATTAATACAGTTAAAGAACAAGTTAAAGAACAAGTTAAAAAGAATAGGGGGTTTACACCCCCGAACCTCGAGGAATGTATGTCCACATTTAAAGAAGCAGGAAGCACCACCGACGAAGGCGAAAAATTCTTTAATTTTTACACCTCCAAAGGATGGATGGTCGGCAAATCCAAGATGAAAGATTGGAAGGCAGCCGCCCGGAATTGGATAAAACGAAACAACAATGAACAGCGAAACACAACTACAAGTAAGACAAGCCCAAGCAGAGATGAGTTTGACAACTATATCCGGCACGGGATTATTTAAGTACACCCCGGAGGAGTGTTGGGAGCAAGGCACCAACATAAAAACCGCGCTCCGGGTAATGCCTGAAGAAACCAGGGCGGCGGTTATCTCCATGATCAAGAAAACGGTCGATTTCATCGACGCGAAGAAGACACTCCAGAGCTTCGAAGATGTAGCACTTTGCGCGGAGATGGTCTTCGAAGTATTCCCCGTTTTGAAATTGGAGGAATTCAAGCTAATTTGTCAGCGCATGATAACGGGCTACTACGGCAAATATTACGAGAGGTTAAAGATTCAGGAGTTTCGCGAGTGCATCGTAAAGCACGAGGAGGAACGCGCCCCGATTCTAGAGCGAAAACATAAGCAAGTAACGCGAGGAGCGGAAGACCCTACCAACGTCCCCAAATACGATGCAGAAGCGGCAAAGCTCGCTTGGAGAATGAAGAACAACCCTTTTTTGATACCGGGAAAGAATGGGAATAGCAAAGACGAAAAGCAAACTTGATTCTATTTTTTCGCAGTTCATCCGCTTGCGTGGATCCAACGAAGAAGGTTGGGGAAATTGCTACACGTGCGGTCGTTTGAGGCACTATAAGGAAGTAGACTGCGGTCACTTTATCACGCGGGCAAAGCTCGCCACGCGATGGAAGGAGGAGAACTGCCAGTTCCAATGTAAGCAATGCAATATGACCGGAGGCCAGCAGTACGTTTTCGGTAAAAACCTCGATGCGCAATACGGCGAAGGAACGGCGGAAGCCATCCTCATAGAGAGCAACAAAACGAAAAAGTTGACCGTTGAAGAACTCGAAGAGAAGTGCAGATACTATCGAAGGAAGGTAAATGAAATCAAGGCACACAGAGGACTGGAATGAATTCTTAACACGGAATTATTCGAAACTCCTCCACGTTGCCAAACGATGGACGGAGGATCCAGGCGACCTTGTGCACCATGTTTATTTGCGCTGTATTGATAAGCGATATATGGAGAACCCTTTCGGGTACTTCGTGAAGGCTATGTACTTCGAAGCGACACGCGGAAAATTTAAGGAACTGTATAAAACAAACGACAATGAACCCCAAGAACAAGCGACCGAAACCGACTGGAGCAAAGCACTCCAGCGCGAACAGCTCGAACTTATTCTGGACCGTCTCTCATGGTTCGACAGAACATTATTTGGGCTATATCTCAGCGGATGGAATATGGCTGAAATATCTCGACGGTCTGGCATTGGAGAATCGACCCTATATCGCTCACTACACCTTACCCGAAAAACCTTAAAGAATGTTCTTCGTAACAGGACAGAAGAGGACTGACCGCCTCGCTATTTGCTACGACTGCGAATACTTCGTTACCCTTACGAAGAGTTGCGGCCCCCTGGTAACAGAAGCCTTTACCGACTCGAAGTTGTGCGGCTGTCATATGCCTACGAAGACACGGTTAAAGGTAGCTTCATGCCCCCTCGGTAAATGGGAGGCAGAGATTAGCGCGAAAGACCTCGATGCGATTCGGGAACTAATCGAGAACCCACGCAATGCAACGAACGGAGACCTTGCAGAATTGTACAGCAAGGCCACCGGAACAAATACAAAAGCCTCTCAATGCAGTAGCTGTAACAGGAGGATGCTAAACGAACTCAAACAACTCTTAAAAGATGGCACTACCTAGACCCAACAAAAACGAAAACCGCTACCAATACATGAACCGCTGTATAAATACGGTGGTCACGAAGCGAGACTATCCCGATGCAGATCAACGCGTTGCTGTATGTTCTGCCATATGGAAAGAAGACACGCAGGAATGAGCTACACCAAAGAAGAACGCGACGAGATCGCTCACAACATCCGCGAGTACATGAAGCAACCCAAGAAGGAGAAGTTTGAAACCGTATCCTATGAGAAGATAAAGGTGCTTCACCGCAGAGAACACAACATGACCCACTACGACCGCGAATGGCTCGAAACCATTGCACAAGATGTTGAAGGGCGTATATTGCACCCATGAGAAACGCACGAAAAGCCCTACTCCACGCGAAGAACTTTCTACTCATTACGGAGAACGCCGAAGTAGTGCGCCTCCATACGGGGCCAGATCCCGCAACCCTCCTCCTAACTTTAGCCGTTCATAATGTCGAATTCAGACAAACCCTCGAGGCCGTCATCGTTCAAGCTCACGAAGCTCTCGGAGATTCGGGAGAACCCGAACAACCCGCGGACGATTAAAGAAGACAAGTTCGAGAAACTCGTTCGAAGCATCCAGACCTTCCCGGAGATGCTCGAAGCGCGGCCCATAGTCGTAAACCCGGACGGCGTAATCATAGGGGGGAATATGAGATACAAAGCCTGCAAAGCCGCAGGACTCAAAGAAGCACCCGTTTACTTCGCTACTTGGGGAGAAGCCAAAGAAAGAGAGTTCACAATTAAAGACAACACAAGCGCAGGAGAACACGACTTCGACGTCCTCGCCAACGAATGGGACGCAACCGAATTAAACCAATGGGGTCTTAACGTATGGGATCCACAAGAAGAAGAGCAAGAGAAAGAGGAGAAACCAAAATGCGAACTCTGCGGTAAATAATGGAAGCGGTAAAACTTGACAGAACTGACACTAAAAAAGAAGCGATGTTGGAAGCATTGGAGAAGTCGTTGGGCATTGTATCCACCGCTTGTAAGATGGTCGATATATCGCGGCAGACCCATTACGCATGGCTCAAGGCGGACGAAGAATATAAGAAGGCGGTAAACTCAATCCAGGACGGCGTTCTTGACTTCGCAGAATCGCACCTCTATAAGCTCGTGAAGGATGGCAACCCGGCAGCGACTATCTTCTTTCTAAAGACCAAAGGCAAGAAGCGCGGATACATCGAACGGCAAGAGATAGAGGTACAAGAGAAGAAACCGCTCTCGTGGTTGGATGAGTAAACTACCCGCTACATATTACCACGTAAGGAACTCAAAGAAACGCATCCAGGTACATCAAGGCGGGACACGATCCGGCAAGACGTACTCGATACTTCAAAGCCTCATAGAGCTATGCCACAAGAACAGCGGCCTGGTGGTGACCATTTGCCGGAAGACATTCCCCGCTCTTCGCGCTACGGCTATGAGGGACTTCTTCGAGATACTACAAAACGAAGATGCGTACAACGTCGAGCTTCACAACAAATCAGAAGCCACTTACCAGCTGTGGGGAAACCTCGTGGAGTTTATTTCGGTGGATCAGCCGCAGAAGGTGCGAGGGCGAAAGCGTGACGTTCTCTTTATCAACGAAGCCAACGAGATAACCCTTGAAGATTGGCGGCAACTTATCCTTAGAACCACGGGGAGAATCATAGTAGACTTTAACCCCTCCGACGAATTCCATTGGCTTTACGACTTACCCAAACGCGATGACTGCGATTTTTACAAAACCACGTACAAGGACAACCCGTTCCTCCCGGAAAGTGTACTCCTGGAAATTGAACGCTTCAAAGAAGCAGACGAAAACTTCTGGAGGGTGTATGGACTCGGAGAGCGAGGAACAAGCCGGGCGACCATCTTTACCCATTGGAAAGAAATAGACCAGATACCAAATGAATACAAGCTACTCAACATCGGACTCGACTTCGGATATACGAACGACCCCACCGCAATCGTGCGAGTCTATACAGACGGACACGGGTTCGCAGTCGACGAACTATGCTACGCAACGCGCCTCACTAATAGCAATATCGCGCAAATGCTCCGAGATAATAACGTCGATAGATCGGATGTTGTTATCTGTGACTCCGCAGAGCCCAAAAGCATCGACGAGATACACGGTCACGGATTCAATACTCACGGAGCAAGAAAGGGAAAGGATTCGGTTAAAAATGGAATCCAATTCCTCCATTCGCGACCGCTTCTTATCACGTCTCGGAGTGTGAACCTTATCAAGGAGCTACGCAACTACAAATGGAAGGAGGATAAGAACGGCAAGCAGCTAAACGAACCAGTAGACCAATTTAACCACGCTATCGATGCGATGCGGTACGCGATTACTTTCAACCAAACCAACCCCAACTTTGGGGCCTACGCTATCGGATAGAAAAAAAAGAAAGAAAAGTTTTGGAATTAAAAGAAAAGTTTCCTTATCTTTGAGACATCAAACGAAACAAACAAACCGATATGATGACTTTCAACAACACTTTCGCCCTCGCAACAGCCGCAGTTTTCGCAATCAATGGACGAGCTAACGACAACGAATGCGTGAATCTCCACAGTAAAATTGAAAATAAGCTGCAAGCCTCATTGAGTTTTGAAACTCTAAACGCAGGCGATACAACGCGAGTAACTGTAGACCACAAAACGAACTCTATAATCATTCGCAAAGATGATAAAGGTTTCACAATCGAAAACATATTCTAAACACCTACGACAATAGAAGCCCCTCCGGGGGCTTTTTTTTTGCCCTAACTTTCCGGACGTAAGGAAACCGAACAAACCAAGTTATTTAAACGATGGAATTACGCCTCCCTCATAGATGGTCGGATCTCACGCTCGGAGAACTGCAAGTAATGATGACAAGCGAGAACCAACTCGAACGCATCTCAATTTGCACGGGGCAATCCGTGGACAAGTTGCGGACCATGCCGCAGAAGCTCATAGAAGCCGCTGGAGCGCATATAGATGAATTACTAACCAAAGAGACCGCGCGATTCGAAAAGGTCGTTGAGATGGACGGTAAACGCTTCGGCTTCGTTCCCGATTGGGATGCGTTCACAGCGGGCGAATGGATCGACCTCGAAAACTACCTCGAAGACTTCTGGAAGAACGCACACAAAGTAATGGCGGTTCTATTTCGGGAAGTGACTTACGAACTCGGGGAGGCTTACGAGGTGAAGAAGTACACAGCCAAAGAAGACGCATCGATATTTGAGGAGATGCCCGCCGACCTCGTATCCGGTACGCTGCTTTTTTTTTGGACTACCAGAAACGAACTGCTGCACAGTATGAAGTACTCTTTACTGGAGGCAGCGGAGGCAGCGATCCAGTCGGCGAAAAATGGGGGTGGTATCACGTCCTCCACGCCCTCGCAGGCGAAGACCTCCTCAAGATGGACCAGGTTACTGAACTCCCTATTCAAGTCGTATTCCAACATCTCAGCTATTTAAAAGACAAGCTCGCAAATGATCACGTTCAATAACATAGTCGAACGCTTTAAGGTATTCGCGGAGAATCACTTCTTTATAGAAACCTTTTCGTTTGGCTCTCCCGATGACGTAGACCTCACGAAATTCACTTCCTTCCCGCTCATGCATCTCGTTTATACGGGGGCCACTTACGACCCGGGAACCAAGACCTATAACCTGGAGGTATATATACTCGACGTACCCGCCGACAAGACTAAGAAGGTAGACCGACAGAAGGAGGTAGTAAGCGATGCGGAGCAATGCGCAGAGGATATAATCGCGGACATTAAGAACGGGGGCAACATCTTCCTTTTCGCACAAGATTACGAGGTACTAAACGCGACGACTACACCGCTCGAAGAAGAGACGAAGAACGTGCTTTCCGGTGTGCTGCTTGATCTGTCCGTTTCTATCCCGTACGAATGGGATGCTTGTAACGCTCCAATTGACGGCGTAGAACCAGGAGGTACAGAAGTGACGTATGCGCGGCGCGGGGTGCTGCGGATGCTTACGCTTGACGGCACAACGGATGTAACGTCAGTTCGAACTATTAACGTAACGAACGGCACGTTAACCGATGACGGGGACGGGGTTGTTACGCTCGATACGGGAGGAAGCGGGGCGGAATCATTAGACGACCTCAGCGACGTTAATATTACGCTGCCTGAAAACCGTAACGTCTTAATGTACGACGGCGCAGAATGGGTAGATGATAACGTAAGTAAAACAGATATAGGACTTGGCAACGTAGACAATACCAGCGACGCCGACAAGCCCGTGAGTACAGCCACGCAAACGGCTTTGAATGCGAAGGCAGACACCAGCGCAGTACCTACGGAGTTAAACGATTTAAGCGACGTTACTATATCAGGAACGCCCGCAGGTAACGAGGCGTTGATTTTTGACACAACTAGTAGCTCGTTTAAGTCGTTGCCAAACTTTACCAACCGATTCGAAGACGAAGCAGAAAACGACAAGCCCCTAACGCCATTTAGTGAGCGCGTGTACAGCGTCAAGGCGGACGGTGATGGTATCTTTATAGACGCGCAAAGCGACACGCCAACGGCTGGCAAGGTGATTGAACGCAAGATTTACCACAAAGCTGGCTTTGTTGAAAGCGGCGACGTTATCG